CACAAAAGCAGATATCGGAAGTTTATCATAAAGAGCACCGTATTCCGTTAACAGTGTTTCAAAATATAGCGCTTTATATTGTGTTGACTTAACTGATATCCATACACCAGGTGTAAACTCGCCATGCCCTTTTTCGAGATCATAAAGATACTCTTTTCTTACGTATACGTGTATAGGTGGAAGCGGGTGGGCCAGAAACATTAGTGGAGGGTACCTTTCTTTGGTTTAAACTTAATCACGTTTTTTCCAAGATCAGAATCTGGTCCAGCTAAATCAGCGAGTTCTGCTAACTGATCTAAGTACATCTCAAATTCGTCTTCATCCATATCATGCATTTTTTGAGCTAGATCGTCAAGTGATGCACTTGCTTTCTTTTTCTTATTTCTTTTCGCGTCTTTCATCTCTTTAAGAGCGTTGATATAGTGTTTAACAATCTCAATTGAAGGAGTAACTTCTGCTATAATATGACCGGAGTTAATACTGTGAAGTTCATCCGGATCATCCATAAAAGTCATCCATGGTCTAAATGCGTAGAATCTGATACTTTTTTCAAAATCCTCTACGTGCATCACTTTCATCACGTTTCGAACTATGACAGCGTCATTTTCCTCATTATTCCACTCAATCACTTCGCAAATAACTTCGTCGTCATTAGACATCTTAAATTGCTTTAAAGTTTGATCGATCATTTTAATGGTACCTTATAGGTTTTGTGAACGAATCTTTCTTTCTCGTATATTCGAAGTCTTTCTTCTGCGTGCACAAGAGCAAAGTTCTTTCTACTTTTCCAGCTAATATTATCTATAACATCGTATAAGATAGTTGTCGACCCATCGTCACTTTTACGAAGACCGCGACCAATGGACTGTAAAACACGAATCTGTGATTTGGACGGTGAGGCAAATATAATGTTGTGTAAGTTTCGTATATTGATGCCAGTACTAAAAGTTCCAAGGCTAGCAACGATAATAGCATTTTTCTGTTTCTCCACTATTCCACGAATCGCTTCTCTGTCTGCGGTATCTGTACCGCCTGAAACAAAGAATACTTTTCGATCATTATCTACTATATTATCTATCATATTAAAAAGAGGCTTTCCATGTTTCTCAACATAATTATAGAGTACTAATGTGTTACCGTTCTGATCAGTCGAAAGTTTAGCTATGAATTTATTTCTTCGTTCATTAGTAACAATAACTTCTATCTCTTCTTGATACGTCTTTTGTCCAAACTTCTTTCTTTCGTCTTCAGTGTACTCTAATTCAATTCGTTTAATCTCAAGCTTTGCGAGATGATCCTCATCTTGTAGATCTCGAGTAGTAGTAACCTTATAAGTTCTACCAAAAAGACCTTGTAATACTAATTCGTGTGTTTGAGTTCCATCAAGTGTTCCAGTTGTTCCAAATCTGTACTCAGCCTCTCCGCACTTGTTCATGATACTAGTAAGAGACTTTGACTTAAATCCATGACACTCATCACCAAATACCGCGCCGAATTGTTCAAACCAAATACGAGGTAATTTATAGATTGATTGCCATGTAGATATAACAATTGGTGATTGGGTATCCTTATCCTTACCTGAATAGATCTTATGCGCTAGTCCTTCTGGCATGCCATATTCACGAAAATCGCTTTCCATTTGCTCTACAAGAGAAGTGGTTGGTACAATTACTAAAACTTTTTTTTCATGCCGAGAAAGAAACCAGCTAAGCAAACAATAAATGATAAGAGACTTACCAGATCCAGTTGGAGATAATAGAATACCTCTCTTTCGCTCTAGTCCTCTTTTTATAGCGTCTAACTGGTACTCTCTTACGTCATAAGGTAACTTAAGCGCTTTTATAAAAGACAATAGACTTTCTTCATCTACGTGTTGTTTTTCATATGGAAGCCCGTATTCAGAATCTAAAGACTCAAGTTTATAATCTCTTGTACGTGCAAACTGAACTACGTGGTGTATAAGACCAGCTGGAAGTTCTCCACTGAGTCTGTTAAACAAACGAATCTTACCATCCCATATCTTATTACGATATGCTGGCATGAACTTATATCCAGGCACATAGAAACTAAAGAACTCATTAAGTTCTTGTCCAATGCCAGAATCGCACTCTATTTTAAGAGTTGCGTGATTTAGTTTCCAGATTCGAATTGTCTCCACTTAATCATGTTCCCAATAGTTTGATGTCTCCACTTTACGTTATCGACAATTTCTGTTAATGTTTCTATAATTGTTTTATAGTACTGAATTTTTTCTTCTGATTTTTGTATCTCTGGGTCAGCTTCGTAATAGTATTCCATCTCCCCCTTTAATACCTTAAGACCATCAAAAGGATCGGGTTCCCACCCTAGGTCTTCAATCTGTTGCTGATCGAGCTTACCGTTATAGTACAACCACTTTTGTTTAAGAAGAGACTTTTGCGTAAACTCAGCTCTTTTAAGCATAAGTTTAGCCGTGGATAATAGCTCAAGATATTTTGCGTGAAGAATTGGAGACTGCCGTGAGGCTTCATCTAGATTCATATTATCAATTACACAATCTTTAGACCACATGCTGTGGATACTCTTCAAATCAATCATTTTAACTCCATCATATAGAATTATATATTAGCCTGCGAGAGACTTAGTCACCGTAATAGATGGACTACCATCTACATTTGTAGTATAGTTTGCACCAAGTAATTCAAAATACGTGAATCTAAAAGATGCGCCAAAGAAAATAAATGTTTCACCACCAGCTGTAGATTCAAATTGAATATCAGTTAATGCTGTTGGTATACAATCTATATATCTTACCTGTCTTGTCTTATTATTATGACTTGATAAGATAGTAAGAGTCATATCTGCAACTGATGGAGGTAAATTTGTATTGGCATTAAATGCTGGTGTATTACCAACATCTAATATTCTTCTCATCCATGAGTACATTTCGTCATATGATTTCATATCTTCGTCAAGAAGAATATTTGCCTGTAATTCGTTAAAAGTAAGTTTGTCACCGATAAAAGGTATACCGGTGATTTTCTTATAAGGCACTTCAACTGCGTTTAACAACATACCAGGATGAATAAATGATTGACAGAAGAACTCCAAGTTTGGATAGTTCTTTCGGTCAACCGAAAGCTTAAACGAAGTAGGTTGAAGGTAATTAAAATTATCTGTTAACTCTGCCATGATTCTATTTATATATGTTTAGGTAAAAAAAGGAGCAGCCGAAGCTGCTCCAGTTTATTAAGTTTTTTATTATTAGAACTTACGCGCCGAGGATGTTGTCCACGCGGAAAATTCTGTAGTACTGGTTAGTCTTAACAGCAGCGAGACCGTTAGCAGGTGTAGCACCAACGAATGGGTTTGAAGCCATACCGTAACGAGTCTTGAAGCCGATTTTCGGCTGGAAGGTGTCTTCACCAACTGCACGAACCATTGTTAATGGAACGTATGGGCAATAGAACAGACCAGCGTCATATGGGTTAGTACCTTTGTAACCAACGTTAACGAAGTCGGTTGTTGCATAAGGGTCAATATAGACTCTCATACGACCATTCATAACACCAGCAAAAGTGTTGCCTGTGTCATCAACGTTCAGGTTGGTTGCCATTGCAGGAGCATAGTCCAACATGCCTGAAGCAGCAAGTGCAGAAGCTACGTCAGAGGAGCAAACCATGAAGTTACCTTTACCTCTACGTGTTTCTTTAGCAATTACGTTTGCTTCACGCTCGATCTGAAGAATCAGACCTTTGAACTTTTCTACTGACCAACGACCATCAGCATCTGTTTGGATGTTGAAGATACCATTGACAGCAGTGTTTGACTGCAGTGCACCGGTCTTAGCTTGTGAGTTAATCGTACGAATAACTTCACGGTTGATTTCAGCCAAGATCTCAGTTGACAAGATGTTTGCCAACTCAGTTTCAGCATCCAAGCCATGAATAGCTTTAAGATCCTGAGCCAGTTCCAGCGAGTATTCAGCTTTCAGCGCACGGCTTTTCGCTGTGACTGTTGCTCTCTCGATGGTGAAGCCCATTTCGTTGAATGAAGAACCACCGGCTGAACCAAGTGCTTCAGCGTCGTCTGTTGGCATACCACCAGCAAACGTCGAAGTAATACGATCGTTGTCGATGGATGAGTCGCTGTTGGAGTCGGTAATTCCAAGCAGACCTGATGGGTTATCAGAGTCATGAGTTGCGGAAGAATCGCCAGAGAATTTGGTTTCTGCTTCGTTGAAGAGAGCTTCACGATTTGCAGTTGAACCACCCTGATAACGGCTCTTCATTGCAAAGATAAGACCTGTTGGACCAGTCATTGGCTGAACGCCGCAGATGTCATAAGCCATCAGGTTTGGCATTGCGCGGCGAACTAGAGCGATAAGAACTGGGTTCCAGTTAGCAGCTGAAGTGGTGTTGTTACCAGGTGCGGCTTCTGCAATAACGCCTTCTTCGCGAAGAGCATTTTCCTGGTTTTCGAGAACTTGGGCAGTAACTGCCTTTCTGTGCTTGTCGGAAATTGAGCCTGCTGATTCTTCGTTCAGTACAGGTGCCCATTTTTCCATAAGCTTATCATAAGAAACTACATTGTGCATTTCTTTGGACTCCTAATTAATTTGTTGTCTTTTTAAGGGCTGCGAGATACTGAGCCATTGAACCAGAAGTTTCTACGATATCGTCATCTTCTTCTGTGTCAAAGTCAGCGGACTCTGTTGTCGTCTTTTTGTTGAAGTATGATTCTTTTACGGTTGCTACTTTCTTAGCAAAAGTTTCTTCGTCGTCGAAATCAACGTCATCTACTAAAGACTTAAGCTTCTCAACCTGAGTTTCGGCAAGATCACGAGATGCTTCACGAATGATGCTATCGCGCTTGTAACCCTCAAGTTCTTCGGCCATTTGGATCGCCTTTGCAGTTGTATCATTGAGTTTGCTCTCAAGATCTTCAACTTCAGAAGCGAGTTCGTCAACCAGGTCGACCTTTGATTCTGGCACTTCAATGTAAGACTCAGTGAACAGATCCTTAAGATTGTTCATGAACTTCTCAGCAATTTCAGTGCGAAGGCCCGTCTGGATGGCAATTTTATTTTCTTCCATCCAGTTTTCAACTACGTAGTTTAGGTAGCTGTCAACTTTCTCTACGAGATCACTCTTAGTAGAAGTAATTTCTGCTTCGAGTTCTTCGTTGTATTTTTCTTCAAGGCGATCAATTTCTTCAGCAAGCTTAGATTTAATAGCTGCTTCAAAAATAATACCAGCTTTGTCTTTAAACTCTTCTGAAAGAGTTGCTTCATCGGCGATGAGGGCATCTAGATCACCAGAGAAATCAGCTTCATAATTGAAGACTGGTGCTTCAATTTTTTCTTCTGAATTTTCTTCAGTTGATTCTGCCATCATTTTTCCAAGAAGACCAGACAATTGTTCCTTTGTCATACCATTCATCTTAGTGAAAGCAGCATTAATCATACCGGCTTTCGTGTTTGGCATTTTTGGCATTGGATCTTGTTTGGTGTTATCGCCTTTACGCTTCTTAGCAGTACCAGTTTTACCACCTGCAGCGTCTACAGATGCAACTGATTGTGCTTCAGCATTTTTAGGATCGTGACCTTCTTCCATGATTTCGTTCTCGTCATCATAGAGTTCAACGTCCTGATCTTCGATTTGATTTTCATCAGTCATAATTGACTCCTTTTACGATTTATTTTTGAGTAACGAGAGGAAATTTTTGAACTCACGAACCTGTGTCTCATAGAGATCAGCACGTGGAGCCTTTTTAATTTCAGTCTCCATTCTTTCAATTGTTTGAGCTTCAATAATGCCGTTGTTCCATACCCACTCAACACCTTCCATTATCCCATTAACAAAAGCGCTAGGTGCGGAGGGATCCTGAACAATATCTACTGCATTGAGTAGAAAATCTGGTTTTACAACCATCGCGTCATTAAGTCGCTGCAAACTTCCCATACCACGAGTCGAAACACCCAGTTTGACACCGCCTTCGAGGAGACCTTCGACGATCTTACCCATAGGAGTATTCAAAATGGTTGCTTTACCCACAACATCGTTACCTGACCAGTCAAGTTTTTCGATCTTGTGAGAAACTTTATCTAAATTAACGGTAGGTCCTTCAGGGTGATTCAATTCACCAACCGCTCTTCCGTTCTGTACTTGCTCTGTAACATATTTGTTAACAGCACCTTCCATTACGTCACGCGGATAAATTCTACCGTTACGATTCTTTTGTTCAGCTGACATGAATACACCTTCAATGGAATACTTCTTAGTTCCATCTGATTTAGCTTCTGTCAAAACTTCAATATTTTGATCGGTATATTCTGCAATCAGCTTCATTTTATTACCTTTTTACTATAGTAACTATTATTTATATTTTTTTAATTTTCTAGATCTTTATCATCAAGAATGTCATCTATTTCTTCGTCCGATAATAGATCTTCGTCTTCCTCTTCATCATCCCAAGTCTCTTCCTCTTCATCATCATCTTCTGTTTCAAGGTCAAGTTCGAGTTGATCGTCTTCGTCATCAGGATCTACTCCGTTATAGATTTCATCTGCGATACGGATTTGCTCTTGATCTAAAAGATCAGACATTTTGACTGTCATCATATCATTGAATAAGTCATTAGCCTTATTAAAGTCTTGATCCAATGCGTGCTGAATCATGTCTTGAATAGGATTTACTTCAACTTCATTTTCATCATCTGTGAGAGCTTCTTCACTCATTATCTTCTCCTTTAGCTGCTACCGGCTTAAGCTGATATACCGGAGCTTGTTGTTGAGGTTCTTGTTCTTGTTCCTGTTCATCAGGCTTTTCAGCCTCTTCACCTTCAATTTCTTTCTTAATTCTTTCAATCTCTTCGTCGTCAAACTGAAGAACGTTTTTCTGAATCCATTCTTTTGAGAAGTACTCACCGACATAATTAGAGATTTGGTCAAGGGTTTGTAGCTTTTCTCTTAAAAGTTCAGCGTCTCTTAGCTCAGTGAAGTGGTTATCTCTGATATAGTCGAGAGCAATATCGTTCTTAATATTATCCCAATCTTCATCAGCGATAACACCTTTAAGAATAAGTTGTTTCTTAAGAATATCATAAAAGAGATGAGCGAATCTCGTACGAAGTCTATCAATAAACTTTTGGAACTTTAACTCGTCTCTTGAAACTTCTGTAGATCTACCAAGACTAAACTGTGCTTCTTGTTCTAATCTATTAATTGGAACATTTAAAGATCTATAAAGTCTTTTTTGGAAATATATGACATCATCTAGTTCACCTAGATTTTGTCCACCTGGTAAAGAGCTAACTTCTGTACCTCTACCACCTTCTCTACGTGGTAACCAGAAATCCTCAAGCATTGACATATGTTTACGATCATCTCTGATTTCGCCAGTCGCTGCATCGTAAACTAACTTATTACGATAACGAGCCATAATGTCTTTCATATATTGTTCGGCTTTACCACGTGGTAAGTTACCAACATCAATATAGAACATACGTCTTTCAGGTGCTCTTGCTAGACGGTAAATCACGAGTGCGTCTTCCATCATCCTTAACTGGTTGATAGGTTTTAACGCCTTATGCAAATATGATATAATCTTTTTACGGCCTTCGTCAAGAAGACCAGAAGTGCAATATGAAACTGAATCAAGTGTAAGTTTAACACCTGAATTTGCCTGACCTGGTTTTTCCTGGTAGATATAATATTCATCTACTTTCTCAATAAGATTTACACCAGTTTCAGGATCTTTCTTCTTTTTAACTTGCTTGACTTTTCTCATCTTTGCGCCATCAATAGGGCGAATCTCTTGGATACCAGCTTTAAGATTAGACTCATTAACTACGAGGTGATGGAATAATCTACCATCAACATACCATCTGCGAAAGATGTCATGACCTAATTCTTTAAAGTTCAACATAGCATAGATGTTGTCGAATTCTTCTTTAATAATCTTTTTGATTTTATCTGGTTGATCTAGCTCATCCATATTGATATCAATCGATTGTTCTAGTTCACTACCTGAAATAGATTCGTTAACGATATCTTCAATAGCCATATCAACTTCTGGATGCATAGCGACACCGCGATACTTCATAATAAGCTGATAGTTATCTTTTGAATCGTCACCGTCGATATTAAGATATTGCCCATAGTGCGTACCAGCTGCAGTTACGTAGCCAGCACCGTCATCGTCACGCGCGGGAACGATCGAAGGTTTTTTCTTCGGATCTTCAGTTTCAGATCTTTTAATCTCAAAACCAAAAAGCTTAATTGTTCTATTTTCCGCCATTATAAAATTCCTAATTGAGAGTAAGAGGAGGACAGAAGATCCGTCCTCCTCAGATATTTATTAAGACGTAGTAGATGGATTCAATGAATCGAAGTACTGATACTGGAAAGTAACGGTGAACTCTTCAATCGTATCGTTATTTTCGTAGCTCAGATCGATTGCACTTAAATCTGTTGGAAATGCTCCACGGAACAGGTACTCTTTTATACTTGATCCATCTCTATCCAACTGTTCTACTTTTAAGTCTGCTTCATAAGCAATCGGTGCTGTCAGACCAGTATTTGCACTGTGTGCATTAATACCGTTCATCCAACGTTCCATTGCATTACGAACTGCAAAGTCCGTGTCATTGATGATAGTGACTGTCCATTCTGCGAATGTACGATCCCCGGCCATCTTTAACTGGCGTCCACGAAATGGAACTGTAATGAGTCCCATCGTTGAGCCTGGAAGCTGTGCGGTTTTGCAAAGGAACGATGTCAGTTCGGCATCGCCATTTGCATATCCTGGAAAGTTAATGGTCGCTTTGAATAGATTAGGTCTAGCGCCACCACCTCTCAGTTTGGACTTAAAGTCATCAACTCCTAATACTGCCATTTTCTTATCTCCTTAGCGCTATTAAACTGTGCCAACGACTTCTTCAAAGTCGACACCAGTTCTAACCGCCACAAAGTTAAGAGTGACATAGTTGATTGACCGAGCCGGTTTGATGAAGATGTTAGCGATGAATTCATTGCGATCTACCACCGCCGCTGTATTGTTTGTTTCGTCACAAACTACACGGAAGTCAGTAATACCACGTCTACCTTTTACTTCTCTCAGTACCGGTTCAACGATATTGACAAACTCAGCTCTTGTGAATTCATCGTTGAATTCAAACATGACTTGTTCTGCAGCTCTACTAATTGCTCTTTCGAGAACAAGGAAGAGTCGACGTACGTTAATACGATCGAAAGCAGAAACACGACCAAGTGCTGTTTTATCACCAAAGAGGATTACGCCAGAACCAGGAATGTTAGCAATTGGGTTAACATCCGCTTTGTATAGAGTATCTCTTTGAGATTTTGTTGGAGTGTACGCTAAGGAAGTTATTCCTAAGTACTGACCACGTCTGGAACCAGCAGGAGAGAACCATGGAGCACGATTTAAATCTGTTGCTGCCATAATACCTGCAGTAGAAGATGCGGCAGGGATGTTAATGTATTGATCGTTGTACTTATCGTAAACTTTCAAGTAGTTATTGTCAATAACAAGATATGACGTGTTCGTAAATGTGTTAGCTGTATTTACAACATTCGTTACTGCAGTTGCAGCAGAAGTTACATTTACAACATCATTTCTTGCAGGTGACGTTACAACAACGCAATCTTTTCTAAGTGATCTTGCTGTTGTAGTCAGATCGTTAACTACAGTGGTTTGATCTGCTCGAGCAGTCATTCCAGGAGCGATGAGAAAGTCGATCTCTACAATATCTTTATCTTCGAACAGATCATACCCAGTAAGAAACTCAGATGTTCCAAGTGCTCCGGAGTTAACTCCTCCGGCAAAATTGTAATCTGATGCTAGTTCGAAGTTGTTGTAAAAGTCATCTCCACTATCAGCGTTTGACCCAGGAGTAGCAGATGCCGATTTGTAATCGGAATCGAAATCAACCAACCAGACATATTCTGAATTGTTGTTGATTACATCTTTGACATAAACTGTTTGACCTTCGTAATTTTTAGCATTTCCTGCTAGCGACAAGAATGGAAACGTTTCTAGTACAGTACCACTTGTTCCAGAGAATTTACCATCTTTATCAACGACGACGACATGAACTTCATCATTAGAAGCATTGACTGAAGAAGCATATATGCTATGTCTCGGTCTTTTATCAAAATATGTTTTATATGTCCAAGCTTCAAAAGCATCCGAATCAGCTGGACACATAGAAACTTTAAGTGAATTGCCAAGTTCACCTGGATATTTCGCGAGCCAT